TCAACTTGTAATGCTTGATTGATTCTTTCCATAAAAGCAGGTTGTTTAACATTCACCTTTCCGGAATCAACATCATTCTTAACTATGTTAGCTTTAGATTTATTTGCATCTAATACTTCTTCAGAAGCCTTAGTTTTTTCATTTGTGTAATCTTTTAAAATTACATATTGTTCTTTTAGATATTCTTGTTCAGCTAATAATTCATTACCCTTATACTTCTCAGCTCTACCTTTAATTTCATCTTTTCTTTTAACATAGGCATCTGTTGCATATTTAGCTTGTAATGATGGATCACTAGCATAAGCTGATAAAAACATTTTTTGAATGCTTGGTAATATTAAATCTCCATTTTTTTGTCTTACCAAATACATACCGGATTTATCTGGTTGAGTTATATCAACTGATAAATCCATACTTTCTGCTATCTCTTTATATTTTTCAAAAGCATTAACATTTGGAGTATATGTGATATTACCAAAACTAAGAACATCTTCTTTAGCAGCATTCTTAAATTCTTCTAATCTATAGTCCATAGCTTTAACACCGTTATTCCAATAACCAGCACTTACTTTAGGATCTTTAGCATTTTTTAATGCTACAGCTCTTGATCTTTCATTGTCATAATTTTTGGTAAGAGCCATATCTTTCATCAAGTGAGCATCTTCATAAAGAGGCTTAAATACTTGAGTTGCTTGGTCAACATTTTGCTGAAGAGATAAATCTAAAGCACTGACTCTTTTTAATTCATAGTCAACTTTCTTTAGATAGTCATCTTTCAGTTTGTTACTATCATCTCTAGTAACTCTTTGATGATACAACTCACCATATAAATTATTTAACGCTTTATAATTTGAGTCATACTGGCTTTGTTTTGTTTGCAAAACATGAGCATAGAAATTCAAATCAGGTTGAAAGGTTTGATAATCCGGAATGTAGTCAGTTACACCTGTAATATATGTACTCATAATAAGTAAATTAAATTTGTATTATTTATTCTTTTACCTAAAAGTCTTCTAGATAATTCATATTTAGGTATATTTAACTGTTCAGAAGCTATTCTGACTGATTCATAAATTTCACCAGTAAGTGTATTTTTTATTCTTTTTCTTTTACCACTATTTACTTTATAAAAATCTACATCTTTTAATTTTTTTCTAGCTTCTTTTAAATTCATTTTACATTCTTCTGAAGCATTATATATTTTACCAGCTTCAATACATGCTTGAGAAGGTTTTTTACCTTTATTAGCTTGTCTTAATTTTTCTCTTGTTTCTTCTGAGTGAATTGAACAACCTTTAGGATCTGTTGGTTTTAAATTATAACCTTTAGTTCTATCTAAACAATTATAATAATTTACCCAAAAATGTTCTTTTTCATGTAAAAGTTTAATATCACATATCTCAACAACTTCAAACTTGAAATTAACTTCTCCATATTTATTCCAAGCTTTTTGTAAATAATCATTTTTATGAACACCTTTTCTTAAATCATACACATGACCATTTTTTCTTGTTCTTATATTTGAAGCACAACCAATATATATTTTATTGTTCACAATGTTTATGATTTTATATATTCCTGATGATGATTGTATATATGTTGCCATAGTATTTTTTTTCTATTGTAAATCTATAAATTTTTTATATTTATCATAAACATGCCAAGTTTATAATATAAACGGATAAGTAATATCACCATAGATAAAACCTCCATGTTTTGCTTCAGGAGGAGTACCGGTTGTACCTACTTTAGAATGTGCATTATGAGCTTCTAAACCACTAGTTGTAGTACCTGTTGAACCTGCAGCTTTCTTTTTTGACTCCACACATTTTTGAATTTGTGCTTCTTCTTTATACATGTTGCTACATTCAGTATAAAACTTTTGTTCACTATTTCCACTAACTTCAGGTTTAATTTGTCTAGCTTTAGTTGGATCAAAAGTTACTCTACCCCCAACACCTGTGTTAACTTGATATTCAGGATACATTTGATTTAATGCATCTGTTTTGTACATGTTAGTAATACCTGCATTAGTTTGATTAAGCAAGTTATTTTTCAAAGCTCTTTTAGTATTATCAAATTGCTGATTAGCAATTGTATTTTGATCATACAATTTAAGTTGATTAGCTTGATTAATTGCAGCTTCTTGATTGTTAATTGCTGTATTTGCAGCTTCAAATTGATTAGCAATTCCAACATTTTGATTGTTATATCTAGCTAATACATCAGCTGCATTTTTAGCACCTTGTCCTTGAATAGAAGAAGATCTAGCAGATAATGCTTGTGGTCCTGCAAACTGAGCCATACCAGCTGTTTGAATATTTGCTTGTTCTGCATTAGCAGCAAGTTCTCTGGTAGGATCCATAAAAGTAGGTTTTTGATTTTGCAAGTCTACTCTAGCAGCTCCCATTGGCATATATTTCTTAGCAGAAAAGAAATCAATAGCAGCATTACCTATGTTTAATTTATCTTGCAACCACATTTCAGGATTTCTTTCTTCTACTTCTTGTTGTTCTTGTTCATCTTCTGTAGTGTCATCTTCAGTTGTTGTATCCGTTGTTGTTTCAGTTTTTGTTTCTGTTCCAGGAGCTTCTTCAAACTTTCCTCTATCCATATTAGGATTTATACCATGAGCTAATGCTGAGTTACCAGCATAACCTTCAATAGGAGATAAACTAGCATATTCAGCACCATATAATTTAGCCATTTCAGTTTCATCAGCACCACCAGTATTAGTTTCTCTACTGTGTTCTTTACCTAAAATAGTATCCATAGCATATAAAGAGTCATCATCAAAAGAGTTGTAAGTACCTGCAACTTTATTTTTTTGCATTCTTGCAAAACCGTGAGCTCCAGCCTGTTCAGCTAAAGTTTCTTGTGGTGTGGGTAGTTTTATATTTAAAGTTTTTGCTATTTTATCTTTACTATCCCAACCTTTAGCTTTATAATCAGCTTTTATTTTATCATATTCAGCTTGATCTTTTACAAGACCTCTTTTTTTCAAATCATCAAATGTTGCAAAACCATTAGCTCCATTATCAAGATAAGCCATATCAATACCAGCTTCCTTAATTGCATCATTTCTTTTCTTTCCAGATAAGATTCCGTTTATGATTTCATCATCACTTAAAGATTTTTTACCTTTTCTATATTTACTTATACCAATTGAACCACCTGTAGCAGGATCATCATAAGCAGCTTTGGCTTCTTTAAGGAATTCAGCTCTAACTTTGGAATCAGGATTTTTTAATTCTGTTTCTAAAAATTTTTGACCCACAGCATTTACAGCTTTAAGATCATTAAGACCTACAGTTTTTTGTGGATCCGGAGCTTTGTAATTCATCTTTTTACCACCTTTCATAATTGATGGTTCTTTATTTGGATTTTTTCTTTTCCATGCATAATGTGCTTTAATAGCTTGCTCATCATCCATTCCAGTAATATCTAATACATCACCAGCTGGGCTAGCACCACCAGTAGCACCAGTAGAACTTGCACCTTCATCACCTTGGTATGTTCTTAAAGCACCTCCTCTAGCATACATAGGAGATTTAGGTCTACCCATATAGTTTCTTGGATTAGCACCCATAGCCATACCATACTCAGCTTCTGGTATATCATCTGAGTAAGGGAAATCAAAACCACCAATAAACATACCACCATACTGTTGTTCTGGCATAGCTACTGGTTGACCTTGATTCATTTCTTGAGCTTCATTATCTTGAAATTCAGTATTTGATTCATCTGTCTCTTCAACATTTTGTTGTTCTGATTGTGCAAGTTTTTGACTAACTTGATTACCAAATTGCTTAATCTCAGGGTTAATAAATGTTGATTCATCATGTTTATTTTCAGCCATATATGGTTTAGCCACAGCAGGAATACCTTGTGGGAAACCTTTCTGAGATTCTTGAACTAAAGCTAGTGCTGCTAATTTTTTATTATAATTACCAATCATCAACTCTGCAGTTCTAATATCAATGTTATCAGAATTTGGATCTTGTAGTATTTTTCTATACTTATCAATATCATACTGTTTAGCTAATTGTGCAGGAGTAAAGCTTTTCTTACCTTTTGAACCTTTACCAAAATGAGCTAACAATACAGGATCTTTTATATTCATTCCTCTAAAATCACTGTATATGAAAGTGTCATCTGGTAAGTTCAATGGAACTCCACCACCAGAGTGTCTTGGGCCTTTGATGATTTTGTGTTCTGGTATTCCATCTCCATTGATGTCACCGTATACAGTTTCACCTCCTTCTGCTTCAAGATTAGCTTCTTCTCTAGGAACAGCTGTGATATATTTACTAACACTCATCTTAGGTTTACCTATATAAGTATTGTAATCTGCACCACCCATTGCTGGTACATCATTAGCTAATGAACCTTGTACTTGGTATCCTGTTCTAGCTTGCGGTACTTTTTTAATTCTAACTCTCATTTTAATAAGATTATAAATATTCTACTTCACCTCCATTTGCAAGGAATTCTTCTAATTCTTCTTCAGTCATATCAACTTCATCCCCCTCAGTAAATCCACCATCTTGCATGTATCCACCCATTTGACCATATGCAAATCTACCACTGGTATCACTTCCCATTTGATCATATCTAAATTGACCTAACTGTTGACCATAGTCTACATAATCTCCTCTATCTCTTGTATTAGTTGCAGCATACATATTATCAGAAGTAAAATTATTTTCATACATTTCTTTTTCTTTCTGACCTTCTTCATAATTATTTAAGAAACCGGTTACAGCATTTGCAGCAGTGTTAAATTTATTAAGAGCTTTCACACCATCAAACTCACGAGGAGCAAGTTGAGATACTTGTCCAATAACATCTTGTGTTTGATACATGTCTTCTGGTGTATCATTTACACCTGCTTTATCTCCAATAAATTGTTTGCTTAATTGATTAGGTATTGTTTTTGGTTTGTTATAATTAGGATTCATAGACATATTACCATCTAAAGTATTATTCTTAGACATAATATTACCAAACTGAGTTGTAGTAG